TTGACTATTGAATGGCAAAACAGAGGTTTAAACCTATGGACTATTGATAGTGCAATACAGGCAGTGACAGCAGGAACAGCCCAATACACGTTACCTGCAGATACTATAGATCTATTAGATCAGGTGATAAGAACAGGTGATAGTGGTACTGGAGGTCAATATGGTGATGGAGGATCTACTCAGTCTGATCTTACTATAAGCCGTATAGGGGTCACTAATTTTGCTTCTATACCAAACAAACTAATACAGGGTAGACCTATACAGGTATGGGTTGAAAGATTAAAAACTGCGCCCCGTATAAATCTTTGGCCTGTGCCTGATAAGGCTTATAGTTTTGTGTACTGGAGACTTCGTAGAATAGAAGATGCAGGTAATGGTGTTGAAACAGCAGATATGAACTTTCGTTTTCTACCTTGTTTGGTAGCGGGACTGGCGTACTATATATCTATGAAAGATCCTGAGTTAGCGCCCAGGATAGATATGTTAAAGAAAATATATGATGAGCAGTATGGTTTAGCAGCGGGTGAGGATAGAGAGAAAACATCTGAACGCTTTGTGCCAAGAGTGGGGAGGATATAGTGACTGTATCTTTTGCTTCCAATAAAAGAGCCATAGCTGAATGTGATATATGTGGTTTTCGTTTTAAACTAAAAGAGTTAAGAAATATAATTACAAGAGGTAGAGATACAAATATAAAAGCGTGTCCAGAATGTTTTAGTCCAGACCACCCACAGAATAAACTTGGTTTGTATCCTGTTAGAGATCCGCAGGCTATACGTAATCCGCGACCTGATTTTGCAGGATATCCTAGTAGTAGGAACACACAGTGGGGGTGGGATCCAGTAGGAGATGGTAAAAACATATATGGACTAAGAGTAAGCAGGCTACAGGCTGTAAGTGCAGTAGGTGAAGTAACGGTGACAACATGAACTATACAAGTTTAAAAGCAAATATTAATGATATATGTGAAACCAGTTTTTCTGATGACCAACTAGCTATGTTTACTCAACAGGCAGAACAGAAGATATTTAATTCCGTAGATTTACCCGCAATGCGTAATGTAGATAGCGGGCCTCTTACAGCCACTAATAAATTATATACAACGCCTGATGGATATCTGTACACATACAGTATAGCCGTTATAAGTAGTAGCACCACTAACTATTTATTAAATAAAGATGTTAATTTTTTACGAGATGCTTATCCTGTAAATACAAGTGCAAAGTATGGATTACCCAAATTTTATGCTTATCACAGCACTTCGGGATCTAATGTAAAATTAATGTTAGCTCCAACTCCAGACCAAAATTATGAGATAGAGCATATATATGCAAAATATCCTACCTCCATAGTCACTGCGGGAGGTACTTATCTTGGGGATAATTTTGATACTGCATTGTTAAATGGGGCGTTAGTAGAAGCCATACGGTTTCAAAAAGGTGAGCCAGATATTATACAGAATTATGAAAAAATGTTTCTATATTCTTTAACTTTATTAAAAGGTGTAGGAGATGGAAAGTTAAAGCAAGACTACTATAGATCTGGGCAAATTAAACAAGGTGTAAGTTAATGGCTTTTACTGGTAATTATTTGTGTACATCTTTTAAAATAGCTCTTTTAAATGGAGAGATGGACTTTAGTAGTGACACTTCTCAGTCTTTTAAAATAGCGTTGTACACATCTAGTGCCACGTTAGATGACACTACTACTGTATATTCTACAACCAACGAAATCAGTGGAACAGGTTATACAGCAGGTGGTAACACGTTAACAGTTGGTACAGCACCTAAAAGTGATACTTCTGGCACTATAGCGTACTTAAATTTTTCGGACACCACGTGGACAAGTTCTACCATAACAGCGAGAGGGGCTTTAATTTATAAGTCTGGGGGAACTGATCCTGCGATTGCGGTATTAGATTTTGGAGCAGATAAGTCATCAAGCAATAGTACATTTAAAGTTGCGTTTCCCGCAGCATCTGATACAACTGCTATCATACGTATTGCGTAGAAAGGTAAAAATATGGCAAGCGTTTACACAAATGACCTAAGATTAGAAGAAATAGGCACTGGTGAGCAAACAGGAACGTGGGGTACAACCACTAACACCAACCTAGAACTCATAGCAGAAGCATTTAGTTATGGCACGGAAGCCATTACCACTAATGCTGATACTCATGCCACTGTTATAGCTGATGGAGCTTCTGACGAAGGACGTTCCTTTTATCTTAAATATACAGGCACATTAGACTCCGCATGCACAATTACGATATCTGCAGGATCTGCAGGGACATTTACCATGTCTAAAGTGTGGGTTATTGAAAACGCTACCTCTGGGAGTCAGAACATAATTATTACTTCAGGTTCAGGGGCAGACGTTACTATTAAAGCAGGCCAAACTAAAATGTTGTATACAGATGGCGCAGGGTCTGGTGGCGCTGTTGTGGATGCTTTTAGTACACTTTCTGTCGTTGATCTATTTGTAGATGATGATTTAAAACTGCAATCTGATGCTGCTGTATTGGGTTTTGGCGCAGATAATGATGTAACTCTTACTCATGTCGCTGATACAGGGTTATTGTTAAACAGCACCAGACAGTTACAGTTTGGTGATTCTGGCACTTATATACATCAATCTGCTGATGGTGTTCTTGACCTTGTTTCTGACACAGAAATTGAAATTAATGCCACCACCATAGATATGAATGGTAACGTAGATATAAGTGGTTCGTTGATACTAGGAGGAGCGACCATATCTAGTTCAGAACTAGAGGCCATAGATGGTGATACAAGCGCTACGTCTACTACTCTAGCAGATGCTGACAGGGTGGTGGTTAATGACAATGGGACTATGGTGCAGGTTGCATTAACAGACTTTGAAACATATTTTGAGTCTGCGTTAGATACTCTATCAAATGTAACTACTGTTGGTGCGTTAAATAGTGGTTCTATAACATCAGGCTTTGGTAGCATAGATACAGGCTCATCTACCATAACGACCACAGGCGCTATCACAGGCGGTTCTTTAGTAGCAGATAATATAACTATTGATGGCACAGAGATTGATTTATCATCTGGAGATTTAACAATAGATGTTGCAGGTGATATAATACTAAACACAGATGATGGTATAGTTTCATTACAAGATGCATCTGCTACATTTGGTTCACTAGAAAACTCATCAGGTAACTTAGTTGTTAAGTCAGGCACAACAACAGCCTTGACATTTAGTGGTGCAAATGTTACAATAGCAGGTGATTTAACAATTAGTGGTGATGACCTAACTATGGGTACTAACACTAGTGGTCACATCATGGTAGCAGATGGTACTAACTTTAATCCTGTAGCTGTATCAGGTGATGTAACTATATCTTCTGCAGGAGCAGTAACAATAGCAAATGGTGCTGTTGAAACTGCAATGATAAATGCAAATGTTATAACAGGACAGACTGCTGAGACATCTCTTGATACATCTAATGATGTCATACTTATACATGATGCTTCTGCTAGTGCGTTAAGAAAGACAACACTTGCATCTATATCTTCTGCTCTTGGTGGTATTACAGACGTAGTTGCAGATACATCGCCACAGTTAGGTGGTAACTTAGATACTAACTCGCACAACATACTTATTGATGATGCACATTTTATAGCAGATGAGAACGGTAATGAGCAGATTATATTTCAAACAACATCATCTGCTGTCAATCAATTTGATATAACTAATGCTGCAACAGGTAACTCTCCTGAGTTATCTGCAACAGGTGGTGACACAAACATTAGTTTAAAGATAACACCAAAAGGTTCAGGACAAGTTTTACTAGATGGTAATGTTGGAGTTGAGTCTGGACTAATTGATTTAAAGAACGCAGGTTCAAGGTCACAAATAAAATTCTACTGTGAGTCTGGTAATGCTCACGCACAAACACTACAGGCTGCTCCACATTCAGAGGCTGCATCAAACACTTTAACATTACCAAGTACAGGCGGTGACGTTGATTTAGTTTCAACAGCTTCAACTGCTACACTAACAAACAAAACGCTAACGTCACCAAAGATAAATGAGGATGTAGCACTAACAGCTACAGCAACAGAATTAAACTTATTAGATGGTGTATCAGGACTAGCACAAGCTGACTTTACAAAACTAGCTGCAGTGGACTCAACTGCTGCAGAGCTAAATATTTTAGATGGGGTTACATCAACAACAGCAGAACTTAATTTAGTTGATGGTTCATCTGCAGGTACAATAGTAAATAGTAAAGCAGTTATATATGGTTCTAGTGGTGAAGTAAATGCAACAACACTACAGATAGCA